TCGCGGGCGGCGCGGATTTCGGATGTCGTGGGGGGCATTGCTCTATCCCACGAGGCCCTCCCACAGGGTAGCGTCCCTGTCGAACAGACGGCAGACTCCGTCGGCGCTGCGCACTAGGCGCAGCGTGCCAGCGCGCGCGGCCGAGTAATTCGCGCACACTTGTTGCGGCTCAAGGCCGGTCAGATCGCGGAACTTGTCCGCGAGCGCAGCCGCCCTTTTCAGGGCTTGAGCGTTGGCGCGCTCGATGCGCGCCGCGGCCTGCTCGTTGGAGCAGTCCCAACATGCCGCCGCTTCGGCGACGGCTGCGAAGTTTGTCGAATACGGGTCAGTTCTCATCTCGGTCTCCTTAGTTGCGCCGCCTTGCCGGCGGCGCGGGTTGTGTTCAGATCGACGTGTTGTGGCAGATCAGCCGGCGGCCGCCAAGGTAATCCTTGACCGCATCCACGATTTCGGCGCGGGTTTTCCCGCATCCCAGAGCGCCCATGACGTACCACCCGCCNNCCGGCGAGTGTCCGTGCTCCGGCGCGTTCCGTGGTTGAAGTCTTCGAAGCTGATATTGACGGTTGCGTTCATGTTGGTCTCCTGTGCCCTCTGCCGGGGGCTTCGGAGGCGGCTCCGTGCCGCCACGGTTCCCACGATACGCCCATTGGGCGCAATTGCAAGGGGCGGAGTGGATTTTTTTGCGCTTGGCGCGCTATCATGATAAGCGTTGACTATTGCAATTATTGTCTCGATACGTGGCATCTATCCGCCTGTCTCTCCTGGATCAGATCAATCTGGCTTCTGGCCCGTCTCGTAGACGGTGCGTCGTCAGACGGGCGCCTCCATTGCGGTATCCGCCTGCTTTTGAGGTGCTCGCGCTGCTTCGGGATCAGTCTATTTACGTTCGGCAAGGAGAGATTCGCGAGGCTCTCCATCTATCGCATACGTGTGTGTGCTGGGCGCTGATGCTCCTGCGATCGAGAGGATTGGTTGAAGCTGTGCCAGACGTAGGGCGTAATGCCAGATATCTGAGGTATAGGGCGAAGGAGGTCGTCTAGTGGGGGCTCCGCGAATTATCGACTACGGAAGGATTGAGCCAGGCTGGCGCGAGGGCATCAAGAGCGTGCAGCAGCTGGCCGATGAATATGAGGCGGCAACTGGTCAGAGCGTAGCAAGGTCGGCGATCCAGAAGCACTTTCGCAACCTTGGAATCCCCCGCGACTTGGCGGCGAAGATCGAGTCGAAAGCTGCCGCGATGGTGGCAGTCGCGATGGTGGCGGGGAAGGTGGCAGTCGACGGGACGGAAACCTTGCCGGCAGAGGCGGCGATCATCAACAGCGCTGCGACAAGCGTCGCAAACGTCCAACTGTCGCACAGGGCGGATATTCGCAAACTGCGAGAGAGGGTGCTCGAATACGAGGCCGAACTCTCGAATTGCAAGGAAGACTTAGCAAGACGCACCGGTATCCTTAAGTCCCTGGCGGAGACTCAGTGCCGGCTGATCGCAGCCGAGCGCGAGGCATACGGTATGGACCGTGACCGTCCTGCAGACACCGGCCTCTCCGGAGAGTCTGTGGCGACGCTGCGCAGGCTCAAGCTCATGATTGAGTCGGGATCGTGCGCGGACTGACGCCGGCCGAGGTCGAGGCGCTGGCGGCGATCGAGCTGGAACTGTCTCGGCGCAGGCTTGAAGCATATCAGCCGTATAGACGACAGGGCCAATTCCACGCAGCCGGAGCGACGCACCGGGAACGGTTGTTCTGCGCCGGCAACCAGCTTGGCAAGACGCTTGCCGGAGCAGCAGAGATGGCTATGCATCTCACTGGCCGATACCCGGAGTGGTGGAGCGGTCGTCGCTTTTCGCGCCCGATTGCCGCGTGGGCGGCTGGTGTGACAGGAGAGTCGGTTCGCGACACGACGCAGCGCCTGCTAGTCGGCCGGCCAGGAGAGTACGGGACTGGGATGATTCCTGGTGCGTGCTTTGCGAGCGACCCTAAGAGGGCGCTCGGAGTGGCCGATTTGCTAGACAGCGTGGCCGTTAAGCACGTCAGCGGAGGCGTGTCTCGACTGTATTTCAAGCGATACGAGCAGGGCCGCGAAAAATGGCAGGGCGAAACGCTCGATGTTGTCTGGTACGACGAGGAGCCTCCGGCAGACATCTACACAGAGGGGCTTACTAGGACGAACGCCACAGGAGGCATGGCCTATATGACGTTCACCCCATTGCTCGGCATGTCTGATGTCGTCATGCGTTTTTTGCACGAGTCGTCATCAGATCGTCATGTCACGTATATGACGATAGACGACGCTGCGCACTACACGCCAGAGCAAAGGGAAGCGATCGTGGCTGCATACCCGGCTCATGAGCGCGAAGCGAGGGCGCGCGGCATCCCATCTCTTGGATCTGGGCGGATTTTCCCGATCGAGGAGTCTTCGATCTCGGTTCCTCCGTTCAGGATTCCCGCGCATTGGCCGCGAATCAACGGCATCGACTTCGGCTGGGACCATCCGGCCGCCGCAGTGCAGGCAGCTTGGGACCGGGACGCCGACTGCTGGTACGTAATCCATGCGCACCGGGCCAGGGAGACCACGCCGATCCTGTTCGCTCCTGCCGTGCTGGCCTGGGGATCATGGGTCCCTTGCGCATGGCCGCACGACGGACTCCAGCACGACAAGGGGAGCGGGAAGGCCCTGGCTCAGCAGTATGCATCGGCCGGCTTGCGCATGCTGGCCAATCATGCGACACATGCGCCTGATCCAGGAAAGCCAGAAGGATCAGGAGGAGTTGGCGTCGAAGCCGGCCTACTGGAAATGCTCGACAGAATGCAGACCGGAAGATTAAAGGCGTTTTCCAGCCTCGGAGAGTGGTTTGAGGAGCTCCGCCTCTACCATCGCAAGGACGGGAAGGTCGTAAAAGAACGCGACGATTTGATGAGCGCAACGCGCTATGGATTGATGATGCGTCGGAAGGCGATCGTGCAGCCAATACAAGCTCGACAGGTTGTGTCGTCGTGGGAGCCTCTTGACGCGGAGATTGGGTACTGACCAGCATGATAGATGACGACGAACAGGACCTACAGGAGCCGGATCGGTCTGCTTTCCTGCTTTCGCTCCTGGCCAAGCGCAGAGAGGCGATTACTGCCCGTCAGGCGTCAGGAATAGAAGACGAATGGCAGGAGGATGACGAGCACTACAACGGGATCGACGACGCCAACAGGGCATGTCAGCCGACGTATGCGGCCCTGGCGAAAAAATGGGCGACGAACGACCAGCCTAGGCGCGATCCAGAGGCCAGAAGCACGGCCTTCTTGAATATCACAGCCCCATACACCGATGCGGCAAGCGCCAGGGTTGCCGATATGCTTCTTCCGACAGACGATCGGTCGTGGGTGCTGAAGCCGACGCCGGTGCCGATGCTCTCTCCAGAGGATGTGCAGGCGCTCGGAGGACAGCAACAGGTGGATGCGGCTGTCGAAATGGCAAAGGTATCCGCCCAGGCCATGCAGCAGGAGATTGACGACTGCCTGGTTGAGTCCAATTGGCACGGCGAAGTACGCACCATGCTCGAGGACGCCGCGCGGATCGGCAGCGGTGTGCTCAAAGGCCCGTATCCTGTCAGGCGTCTTTCGTCTGTGACAAAGCGATTGGCGGACGGAGTCATCGAGAGAGTTCGGCTCGTGGAGACAGTTCCCGGGTCAAGGCGAATCGATCCGTGGGATCTGTTCCCCGATGGGTCGTGTGGAGAGTGCATCCACAACGGCAGCTATATCTGGGAGCGCCAGCCTTCTGTCAGTGCCAAACAGGTGGCCGACATGATCGACATGCCAGGGTATGATAGAGACGCCATTCTGGCCGCGCTGCGCGAAGGCCCGAAGACTCCATCCGAGACGACCCCACACAATTCTGACGGGCGTGTCGTGCGAGGCAAGGGTCAGTACGAGTTGTGGATCTTTTACGGCACCTGCAACGCTAACGACCTGGCTACGGTAGGCGTACAGACCGACGACGAACTGCCGCATGCGTCGGCAATGGCCGTGCTGCTCAACGATCGCCTAATCAAATGCACGCTCAATGTCCTCGATTCGGGGAAATTCCCCTATGACGTGTTGTCCTGGCAGCGACGGCCTGGTTTGCCGTGGGGGATCGGTGTGGCGCGCAAAGTCAGGACGACTCAGCGCATCCTCAACGGAGCCTTGAGGGCCATGCTCGACAATTCTGCGCTGACCGCTTCGCCGCAGATTGTTATCGGCAATGGGATAACTCCTATCGACGGCCGAATGACCATCACCGGACGAAAGGTCTGGCGCGCAGAGCCAGACGTGACCGATGTACGGGCGGCGTTTTATGCCTTCGTCCCTCCGTCCATTCAAGGCGAGATGATGGCCATCCTGGAATGGGCGATGCGAAGGGCTGAAGACGCCACAGGTATGCCGGCCATGCTGCAGGGCATCCGCGGCGACGCTCCAGAGACACTCGGCGGGATGCAGATGCAGAACAATAACGCCTCCAGCGTACTGCGTAGATTGGCGAAGCGGTTCGATGACTACGTCACCGAACCGCACATCACGCGCTACTACGATTGGATGATGCAGCACTCAGACAGAGACGACATCAAGGGTGACTATAAGATCGACGTTCGCGCATCTTCGGCGCTGGTTGAACGAGACGCGCAGCAGCAATTCCTTCTGACCCTATTGTCAGCGGCTCGCGACCCGGCGTATGCCGTTGATCCGGCGAAGCTGATGACTGAACTGCTCAAAGGCGTGCGTTTTGATCCCAAACGCATCCAATACACGCCTGACAAGCTCGCAGAGATGCAGCAGTCTGCAAGCCAGGTCAATCCTGTGGATGAGGCCAAGGCTGAGTTGTATCGGTCGCAAGCCAAAGTCGCCGATGCTGCGGCGTTCACCAAGAACACCGAAGGGCTTTTCTCTGCGGTGTCTGCGGCCAATCAGATAGCGGTCAATCCGGCTATTTCGGTTCCAGCAGATCAGATTGCCAAATCCAGCGGATTTGTGGATGCGGATGCCCCGCCGGCGGTGCCAAACATGCCTCCAGGAGTCCAGCCATTCGCCATGCCCAACAACACCTCACCAAACTTCCCTCCCAATCCAGCAGTCGGAATCAACCAAGGGATTGAAACAGGGGGCGATCAATGACCTCTGAGGAGCCAGTGATTGATTTCACAAGTCAATCATGGTTTGCTGTTAGGCGATTCGCAGAACGACGGCTTGATGAGATGCGGCGAAAGAACGATGGCGCGCTGACTATCGACCAGACCAATGCTTTGAGAGGGTCCATCGCGACCTTGAAAGAAATTCTGGCGCTCGAACGAGCCCCGGAGAACGAGGCGGACGAGCCTGAAGGCCCCTTTGCCTAGCTGTGGTAACGAACGTTTGGTAATCACATGACCGAAACAGAAAAGGAAGTTGACCAGCAACAGCAGTCCGAAGCGATGGAAGCTGCGTTTGCGGCCGTCCGTGACCCGGAGAGTGCTCGTGCTGACGCAGCCGCGTCGGAGCAAGACTCGAACGATGCCGGCGATGCGCAAACCGATGAAGGAGCGGGCGCGGAATCTCATGATGATTCTCCCGTATTCGCCGGACTGACAGAAGCCGAGATTCGTTCGTTGCTTGAGCGCACATCTCGCCTGTCGGCCCTTGAAGAGCAGCTATCCAAGGCGCATGGCAAGATCGGAGAACTCAACCGTACCGTACAGCAACTCGCCGAATCCAGGCCGGCGCCTAGCGCGTCCGCCGCACATCAGCCGGAGTATGACGACGAGACGGACCTTGCCGAGCTTGAGGACTTGTTCCCCAACTTCCGACACGTCGTGGAGTCGCGAGCTCGGAAGATTGCCCAGGAAGTCGTGCAACAACTGCCGCCATCGCAGGCAGAGTCAATCGACATGGGACAAGTGCAGCAGACAATCGCACTGTCTGTACTTGATGCTACCCGTCCAGGATGGCGCGACACGGTCCAGTCTGGCGACTTCCAGTCGTGGATTGCCGGCCAACCCGAAGACGTGCAGCAGGTCTATGCCACGACTTGGGACGCGGCTGTGTTTACCGGAATCCTCGACCGATTCGGATCAACCAAACGCGCTGCAGGACGCAGCAAGGATCGTCTTGAACAGGCGATCGTGCCGGATAGTCGGTCAGCCGTCGCCAGGCACGCGCCAACTGAACTCGATGCAATGCAAGCGGGATTCGACGCCGTTCGGAACCCGCGTTACTCCACGATGAGGAACTAAGCCATGTCCAGCTTTACCTACTCCAGTCCCGCTCAGAGGATTGGCAAGATCAAGGGCGAGATCCTCGCCCACTCAATCCCTGTCGAAGTGCTCGGTATCACAGGGCTGCAGCGGGCGCTGCCCAAGAACAACGGCAAGACCGTTTCGATGCGCCGGTATAGGCCATACGGCGCCCTCGCGACCAACGACAACACCAAGAACCGACCCATCGTCGACTACACGGCCCATGTCCTGACCGAGGGCGTCGCGCCAACGGCGGATACGCTTGTGCCCGATGACGTCGAAATCACTCTGTCGCAATACGGGTGTCTGTACCAACTCACCGACCAGGTTTTCGACACCTACGAGGACGACGTTCCGGCGGAAATGAAGAAGCAGTGCGGCGAGCGCGTCGGCCTGATTCGCGAGATGGTGCGCTATGGCATCGTCAAGGCCGGCACCAACGTCTTCTACAGCGGAGGGACGACCCGATTGACCGTCGATGAGAAGCTGACGCTCAAGGTTCTTCGCAAGGCTTCCCGAACACTCCAGGCCAACCACGCCAAGAAGATCACCGGGGTTCTTGCGCCGTCGATCAACATCGGCACCGTGCCTGTCGAGTCGGCCTACCTCGTATTCGTCCACACCGACGTGGAAGCGGATGTCCGGGATCTGGCCGGGTTCGTCCATGTGTCTGAATACGGCCAGCGCAAGGTCGTCAACGAAAACGAAATCGGCAGTGTCGAGAACTTCCGATTCATCACTTCTCCGGAACTGGCCCCTGTTACCGACGCCGGCGCCACCGCGTCAGGCACTGGCCTGGCTACCAGCGGAACCAAGGTCGACGTGTATCCGTGCATCATCTGCGGAGAACAAGCGTGGGGCCAGGTGGCCCTTCGCGGAGACAACGCCCTCGATCCAACGTGGATTCCCCCGGGCGAGAAGAGCAAGTCTGACCCTCTTGGACAGCGCGGATTCGTCGGCGCCAAGTTTTGGTTTGCTTGCAGCGTTCTCAATCAGGGATGGCTCGCCGTGATCGAAGCCGGCGTCAGCGACCTCGCCTAACCATCAATGCTTCGTGAGGCCCGTTTAATCGATGGCCTCACGAAGCACCATTCA